TCAGGCCAGATTTTGTCAGCGAGCAGGTTATTAAATACAACACTATTCTTGAGAAGAAAAATACAACAACGCATGAAATTGCTGACCTTAACCTCTCAATTGAAAGAAACCAGGCATCAATTGAGCGCATCAGATATGAACTAAAAGAACTCGAAGACAAGAAGAATAAATACGAAGAGAACAAAGAGGCCATCGAAAACTTCGAAGAATACACGACTGAGCTGGATGTATGTAATACGAGACTCGAAAAGATCCAAGTTCGTTATACTGGATGCCAAGAACAAACCCTGGGGTTCTATAAAGACGTTGGCTCCATGGAACAAAAAGTTGAAAGTGTCCGAAGCCAAAAGCGAGAGTATATAAATCTACAGGAGGAATATTCAGCTTATGACCTTTATATGCGTTGCATGCACTCATCTGGCATTGCTTATGATATTATTAAACGGAAGCTCCCGGTCATCAACCAAGAGATCGCGAAGGTTCTCGCAAATATCGTAGACTTTGAAATCTTTTTTGAGGATTCTGGAAAGAAATTTGATATCTTTATTAAGCACCCTAGACATGAGCCTAGGCCCATTGAAATGGCATCTGGAGCAGAAAAAACATTGTGCGCCATGGCACTTCGTTTGGCTCTTTTAAGTGTCTCATCACTACCTAAGAGCGACTTATTTATCCTCGATGAACCCGGCACGGCACTGGACGAAGAAAATATGGAGGGTTTTATCCGCATCTTGGAACTAATTAAGGTGTATTTCAAGAACGTTTTGTTGATCTCGCACCTTGACTCGCTCAAAGATTGTGTTGACATGCAAATCGTGATTGAAAAGAAATCAGGATACGCAAGGGTCAATCAATAGGAGATGCGCAATGAAGGTAACAAGAGGCGAGCTTAAACAAATCATCAACGAGGAGTTGGAAGCTCAAATTCTCAGAGAGAATATTATTTCAGACTTGGTCGACTTGATCAAGGACTCAGGCGAAGAAGCCGCCGACTGGGTGAAGAAGAACGCGAAGACGGTTGCAAAGGCCGCCAAGAGCATAGGTTCAGATGTTGGAGACGTCGCCGACGAGTTACTGCATAAGGTTGATAAAGTAGCCGGCACTGAAATGTCAAAAAGCACTAGGCGTCAGAAAAGTTTAAACAAATGGCAACAAGACAACGCTGCCAATCAGGCAGCCTCCGATGCCGCAACGGCAGCACGCAATACCCCAGAGGCAATTGCTGCACGTCAGGCTGATAGAGAGTATGAAAAAGAGATGGAGGATTGGAGGGCAGCAGGTGCGCGAGTAAAAGCACAAGACAGAGAAGGGGAAAAAGAGAGACAACGTAAAGATAAAGAACTCAAAAAGAAGATCTCTCGCGGCGCCCCTCGCGGCAAAATGAATGTGGATACCTTCGGCGGAGTTAAGTTTGAAGATATCGACAGAGACGAACTGAAGAAGGCCATCCAAGAAGAACTCGCGAAAGCATTACAAGGAAAGTAAACAATGTCAGAAGAAAATGACGATAAAAACGAATTTGATTTTTTGCCTCCCGCAGAACCACCACCCTCCTTTACACAGGAGAAAGACAGTTATCACGAACAGGTAGACGCTGAAGATTTCGGTATGGTAGAGGACTTTGGACTCCAGATGGAATACTCTGACGAGGACCTTCTGCCCGAAAACACCGCTCCCTCTTCGTTGAATATTGGCTTTGTTGGCGTTGGTGGCGGCGGAAACAAAATGGCGAATGCCTTTCTGGAGCTTGGCTTCAACAAGACGTTGATGGTTAACACCACAGGGAAGGACATTCCAAAGAACGTCGAAGAAGATCATGTTGTCCTCATCCCCGATAGCGACGGCATTGGCAAGAACGTAGACTATGGCAAAGAGGTTCTATCACAGAACGGCGCCATCATTGAAGACGCTCTTCGCATCAAGCTTGGAAAAGTCGACTGGCTTGTCGTTCTTGCAGGCGGGGGCGGCGGAACCGGAAGTTCCGTGACTGCCTTACATCCAGTTTTTGAAAGATATATGAAGTCTGTGCAGGCAGCCGGCAAAGTTTTATACATTGTTTCCTGGCCCACAGCACAAGAAAACCTTAACCCCACAATCGCTCGTAATGCTCTAACGCTTGTGAACGATGTGTCTAAACACCCACACATTGTTTTAGATAACGAGCGTTCTACGCGTTTACTGCGCGGCCGGATCGGCATGCTCGGCATGTATCCAGTCGCCAACACACAATTTGCTAAGTCACTTGCTCAAGTTTTAAAACTCTCCACCGAGGATTCACCGATCCAATCTTTCGATTCAAAGGATTTGGAAACTTGCTTGGGCGAAGATGGCAGAGCCTTCTTGGGCTCGACAATGATAAAAGATCCAAATACTGGAAAGCTTGGATCGGTGATTCTGCACAATTGTATGAACCGCTCCGCATGCCCTCCCCCCAAAGGGAAGGCTGGAGCGGGCTCATTAATTCTGGTTGTGTCGGAGGAGATGGTGGCAGACCCCAAAGTCAGTAAGAATATTGAGTCTGCAATTGCTTATGTCGGCGGCAGATGCGAGACACTTTTCTCTGGCGTTTATGTTAGAAAGAATGTGCCCGGTCTGATTGCGATACTAAGCATGAATGGATTAGCAACATGAAGATTACAAAACAACAACTTAAACAGATCATCAAAGAAGAGGTGGAGAGCGATCCGGCCCTCTTGAAAGCCATTAAAGGGTTGTCTGATAAAATAGAAGACTTGGATGTAAGCATTGATTATCTGGCAGCGTCTGTTACTGGCGACGATCCGGTCACATTGGGATATGCACAAGATTATTTGGGCCGATATGCCCGCACCAATAAGAGAAAGCCAGAATCAGGAACAGCTGATCTCAAAGAAGAGTTTGATTTATCTGCTTTAGAACCGACCGTCGAAAAGATTGTGTCTGCTGTCAAAGTAGACATAGCAAGATTGCCGCCCGAAGCTCAGGCCGTCGCCTTACAAGCAATTATTTCCCAGCTTGGTTCAGAGAAGCTATCAGAAAAGAAAGATCATCCCGGCAAGTCTTGTGAAGAAGCCCATGCAGGCAAGGAACACAAGGAGTGGGAAGATGAAAATCACCAAGTCACAACTTAAGCAACTCCTCAAAGAAGAAATTAAAGAAGCGCTTGATATTGGTGGCGCAACATTTACAATGGATGACCCGCGCCCAGAGGAAGCAGCATTTGAAAAGCTAAGAAAAGTTATGGGTCTTGTTGAGAAGGCGATGCTTTATATGACAGGCGACGAAGAAGGCGGTCTGAATCCAGTAGAAGTGCTGGACATGGTGCGCACCATTGTTTTGGGGAGTTTACAAGAAAGAGAAAACAATCCTTGGGCAATCTGTACAGCATCAGTTGGGCGAGAAGATAAAGAGAAATATGAGAAATGCGTTAAGAGCGTAAAGAAACAAAACAGGAGTAAATAATGATGGCAGCAACAAAAGCATTCGTTGACACGTGGCTAGAAAAACTCACATCCCGCAAGCTCATGGTATGGGCAACGGCGACGGGTCTTACATTTACAGGGCACGTTACCAGCGAAGACTGGGTAATTATTTCAGCAATCTATATTGGAGGCCAAACAATTATTGATGGCATCGCTAGATTGCGGGGGCACAATGCTTAAGAAGAAAGTATTAGAGTTTGCTTTAAAGAACTGGAAAGCAATACTGATTGTAGTACTTCTTCTGGTTGTGGTGCTGAAGACACGATATGATTATCATTTGATGGAAGACGCGTATCAGACGCGCATAGACTCTACCGAAGCACAAATCGAAGGATTAAAAGATATCCACGAACAAGAGATGCACGAAAAGCAATTGCTTATGGAAAGTTATCTTGAGGAGATCGCTTCACTAGAAAGAGAATATGAAACCACCCTTAAAGAACTGGATGAAGAACAAGAAAGAAAGACAAGAGAATACGGCAGAAAGTTCAGCGAAGACAAGGAAGGACTAATTACTGATATAGAGACCACACTTGGACTGAAATATGTTTCTCCTTAATTTGTTATTTGCATTCACCTTGACGGCGAACGCCGAACCGGCGCAGTTTACCATTTTAGGATACAAGCAGTGCGCGCCATTCGAAGGCATCCTGCTTAGCAAACACGCCACAGCTAAGGTACTATCAGGATATGATCGCTTTCTCCCAGCTTGTGACAATCGAGTTCGATACGAATTGGGCAAACAAAAAGAGAAACATCGTTTAGAATTAGAAACTCTGATTATAGAACACAAGTCTCGCACGGAAGAATACGACTTATTTATCAAACACAAAGATAGAGAGATCGAGGCGCTTGTTAAGTCGTTAAAAAAGACTTCTCCGCGCAATAAAACATGGTGGTTTATCGGCGGAGTGGTGGTTGGTTCCGTCGCCACATATGGAGCCTATAAGGTTTTTAATGAAAGATAAAGATTTAAATTATGTTGCCGCTGTCGAAAAAGCCATATCAGAAAAGTATGGCGACGAGGCGATCACCAATCCAAGAGCGAACTGGGACGAGGAAAAAGAGAAAGAGTACCTTTCGCAGATGCGCGAGTTCTATAAGAAAACCAAGAAAAATGAAGAGTATCAAGAGAAAATTGATATAAATGGTATAAAGGTTTCAAAAAAACTATTTAATAGAGAATCTTTAAGATGTTGTCCTGTCTGCGGATCTTTTCCAAAGAAATCAATGGATGATGTGTGTCTTACAAAATTTGAGTGTTGTAGCGTTTGTTATGACAGATATATTTTCGGCAGAGAAGAAAGATGGTTAAAAGGATGGAGACCCGATAATGGCTAAGAAAAAAGAAACATCGTCAGTATATGAAATTATTCAAGGACTTTCGCAGGCTGCAGCTAACGCATATGATGGCGCCCTGACGGAAGACGGAGAGCCGATCAAAGCCGGCCTTCAGCGAGAGGAGGGAGATCCTATTCTCGACAAGCGAGTGTTAGATGGCTTTAATGTTGTATTTTATGGTGACATGATGTGTCTTAGTTACCATTCAGAAGTTCAGCTTAAAGAGGTCCACGCCAACGGTTTTGAAAGCGATATTGAACAAACCTTGGGAGATGTCACAAGCTGGCTTAAGAAAGAATACCGTAAAATCACAGGCAAGTCGGTTACTCTTACTGAGGAAGGTGAGACCGACGTACGTGTTGAGAGCACCTCTCGCGTACGCTCTTGGGTGACTGCTAAAAAACACTATAAAATTGGTGGCCTCGATAAGGACATGCGCAATGACCCAGAGTCAAAGAGCACACTAGATAATAATTGGAAAACTTTTCTTGATAAAGGTGGATGGAATGGCAAGCGTCCCAAGAATGACACACGGCCGAAGAATAGTGGAGACTAAAATCAAATGGACATTTCTCGCAACGATCTTTATCGTATTATTCTAGAAGAATATCTGAAAGAAGAAAATATTACAGAGTCAAAGGCTGCCCTGGATCTATTGCGAAAGATGAAAGGCGAACCGGACTATGATCCGCGTGCAGACCCGGGCGCACATTCATACGATCCTGATTTTAAAGGAGATGATGAAACCGTTGCTGACGAAACCTACCCCATGGAAAAGCCCTTGCGCGCCGACATGAGCCAAGATGAAATGGTGGCAACAATTGGAGAACTGGTTCAGGGAAAATCTCCAGACGAAGTATCGGAGATATTTGAACTAGTTTTTGAAAAGCTTCCCGGTGTTGAGATAGGTGAACCAGAAGAGGAAGAGCCTGAAGGGCTTTACACTCCAGGCGCCGAAGGACGTCCCGTCGCCGGCTTCCAATTGGAAGAACTAATGTCTCTAATTAAAGAAACCTTGGATGACTATTCCTTTGGGTTCGGCCCCGAAGAGAGATACGACGTTTCAGATCCAGAGGGCCTCGAACAAAAGTCAGACGATGAGTTAATTCAGATGATGCATGTCGACGGCATGGAAGAAATGATAGTTTTGGATGGTGAAGGCGATCTAGCCAACAGAGAAGAAGTAATAGTGGCCCTGAAAAATGTATGAGCTTTCAATTAGACAAAAAGCAGCAAGTTAAAGAAATATTAAAATGCGGTAAAGATCCGTCCTACTTTCTTAAAACTTATGCCCGCATATCACATCCGGTGCAAGGGCTGATTCTTTTTGACACATATGATTTTCAAGATGCGTTGCTCAATGATTTCAATGACTATCGCTTTAATGTAATTCTCAAAGCACGCCAACTTGGTATATCAACCATTACCGCTGGCTATATTGTATGGATGATGTTGTTCCATCGAGATAAAGCCATTCTTGTTATGGCAACAAAGTTTGCCACAGCTGGGAACCTCGTCAAGAAAGTAAAAAGCGTCATGCGAAATCTCCCCGACTGGCTCAAAATATCAACTATTGACGTAGATAACAGAACATCTTTTGAGCTTTCAAATGGCTCATCTATTAAAGCCGCCTCTACCTCCG